TGATCGATGTGGTGCTGGTTATAGTAGATCTCGCTTGAATCAAATCCTATTTGATCAAGTGAGTCTTTCATGCGTTTCGCGATAAACGATTTAAGGATATTAGCGTCCAATCCTTCAACGGAATATTCGCCCATGATCCAATCAATCACGGCGCTTTCAGCTTTTAATGAGTCTACACATTCTTCACGAATACGAGATTCCATTTCATCGTCAAATAAATCTGGATATTCTTCACGCATTGTGTTAATAAGCTTGATGCCAACTTGTGCATGCAGCATTTCTTCGTTGCGTGTATATTGCACTTGCTGAGCACAATCTTTAAGTACAGCTTTATTACGGTTAAAATGCATAATAATATAGAACTGGCTGAATAAGCTTACATTCTCTACGAAGAGCGTGAACAAGATAATAGAATAAATGTACTGTTTCTTTTCATCTTTATATTCACGCTTTAAATATTTACGTAGATAGTCCACACGGCCTTTGATTACCTTCTCTTCAAGGTTCTTTTCAAAGACGTCAGTCAAATGTAAAATATCCAGTAGTTTTTCGTATGCCAAATTATGAATGACTTCTGAATTAGCCATAGCATATCCAAGATCACGAATAGATGGGTGTGGCATCTTGTCGCCAATGTTTGCCCAGAACGTTTTCACTGCAACCTCAATTTGGCCAATAGCCGAAAGTGCACGGACAACTACTTCTTGTTCCTCTTCTGTTAAATCGCTTTTAAACTGCGAATAGTCTGATCTAAAATTAAATTCATCAGGCGTCCAGAAGCCTTGCCAAATGGCGTCGACAAACTGTTTTGTCCATGGGTATAAATCGGGTTTACGTGAGATTTGTTCTTCGAATAGCATGCATTACTCCATATGCGTATAAAAGGCATAGCTCTAAATCGGATTATTTAGAGACTAGATTTTAGGTTGTTGTGATTGTTTAGTTGGTGCTATTATATATCAAATACACGAAATTGAAAACAGTTAAATGCGCTGTTTTAAAAATAATATTTTGTTTTTAGGGGTTTACAAATATTAAATATCGATGTATAATAAGAAGAGCTATTCTGAGGGAGGTGATACATCTGTAGGAGTTAAAGCTTCTTCATAATATCCTATGATAGCCTGTGTATCTTTTATGTACCTACGCATCTCAGCAATACCTAACGCTAGATTTTCATATCCTTTTGGAGTAATTGCAAAGAATACTACGTTACCAGTTTTAGCTTCGAGTTCTGCAATCTTTTCATCTAGATTTTCTTCAGTTACTACATACCAATCGACAGGAGGAAATTGTACTGCCTTAGGTCTCTCTTGAAGAGGAACATTTTGTTTAGCGTATTCGGTTGAAACAACTACTTCTGTTTCGGGCGCTCTATTGCCCAGACACGCTGTCAGTAGAAGCAGGCTCATCACTGGGAGGAGTAGTTTCGGCTTCAATTTTTTGGAGTAATTTGCCAACGGCGTTGTCAACCCTATCTTCAAGTCCTTGTGCATTTGTTAATGCCTCCATAGTCAAATCTATCTTAGCAAATACACCTCTAAGCTTGTCAAGGTGTTGCTGTGATTGTTGCAATCTTTTTGTTAAATCTTTATTCAGCTGTTCATTCTTTTTTTGATCAGCTTGAATCTGTTCAATAGTAGCCTGTAAAGTTTCGGCTGTAGTTTTAAGCTTTACGTTATTTTCTCTAAGAGTATTTATAGTAGCTTCAGACCAGATATAATACTGGTATCCGCCATACCCCACTCCACTGAGTAAGCTTACTACGATTAATATTAAATATAATTTAGCCATTATCTTCCATATGCCTTCTAAATCTTTTTAGCAAAACAGGCAGTTTATTTTTTTTACGTCTACGGTCTGTTACATGTATTTCTTTAGCTCTTGGGCCCATGTTAGCAGTATCTTGAGGAATTCCGGCGTCAGCAGTAGTAGTCACTTCTTCTAGTGATTCAAACTGAAATGTTTTAGAATAATCTGCCACTTTCTTACCTCTCTTATCATATTGACCAGCATCCATGGCCTGTTGTTTAGCATAAGCTTTAGGGCTGTAAGTATCACCCCATTCCCAATCTTTATATCGTGGATCCCATTCTAAAACTTTCCACTCACTGTTTTTGTGCCGCTCGTATTCATCTAGCTGCTTTTCAATCTTAAACCGTCGGCCAGTAGGAAACTTAATTTCTAACTCGCCACTAGGGCCAGCTTTTTTCCATCTAGGTATCATCTAGACAGCTCGCTTATTGCAACGTAAATATTTTTATTTGTTTTACTATGGGTTACTTCATAAATGTTTAATCCAAATATTTCACCGATTGGATAACAATCTTCTGAAACTATAACTTTATCTCTTGGTTTAACAACCTCGTCGAATGTGTCATTAATAAGTTTTTCACTTAATACCTTATATGATCCTGGAGATAATTTATTATTTTCTAATACAAACCATTCTGTTTGTTCAGACATAAAATCAAGCGGATCAATATTAAGTGATTTTTTTATTTCTTTATCGCTGACACCAAACTTTTCTTTTAGTAAGAATAGCGCTGCAGCGTAAGAAGCTATTCTAGACCCACCACCAGGCACCTTTGCCATAATTTTTTTGATATTAAATACCAGCCTATGAAAAGGGGTATAATAATTTTTATACGTATCCCTATTATCCATAGTATTAAGATCAAATGTTTTTAATTTTTTACCGTCTTTATCGATGATACCTTTTTTGTAGGCTTCGGTATCTTCAAAACTTGTAGTAAGAAGCCTTAAGAATCTAAACGTATAGACAAGATCACCAGCTCGTTTGACCAATCCCATTATATTTTCCTTAATTTGTCTACTACATTCTGATCCATTGTTATATCAGTATACTGATCATTTTTAATATAATTTAAGAAGATAAGAAACGGTTTTAAAGCTGACCAATATCTATCTTCTATTTGATACTCTAGCATTCTCAATGTCGGTTGTACATCAAATACGTTAAACAATACTATAAGATGATTAAGTATTAATCTTTCAGGCACACTACCATTATTAGCATAACGAAAAAATAAACGTTTAAGATACATAAATCTTTTCATGTCATTATAAAATTCTTCAGCATCTATACAATTAGGCTTATAGTATTGCTGCATTGCATAAAGCATAAAGTTATCTTCTGACAACTTATCAAATAATTTCATAACACACCTAATTAGTTTTTATATACTAAATTATATATAAACTATTTACTAAGTACTGTTTTCATTGCTTGTACTAAAGACTTTTTAGACTTTCTACGGTCAAGCTCAACGCCATTTTCACGCCCGAGCTCTTCAAGTTCAACTTTAGACATGTCTTCTAGTTCCATGTCCATCATAGCAGACTGAATCTTGCCTTCAGTAATCATATCTTGTACATCTTCTTGTGTTGCTTCTTGCACTATAGGAGCCGCCGCAGGAGTCACGTTGCCATGAAATGCATCGACTTCTGCTTGAGTAAATCTAGAAGACTTATATAATTCCCCAGACTTAGGATCTACCCAACCTTTATTTTTATCTGGAACTGCGTGTGCACACCACGCCGGTGGTTTAATTGCCATAATATTATGCCTTTGTTGCTGATGGAATAACTTTACTGTCGCCTGCCTTATTGTCGTTGGTTCTAGCTTTTTTACTGGGTCCAGCATTAGCTGCCTTTTTAACATCATCACCTGAAGCTTCAGGGTTATCTTTAACATCCTTTGTAGTATTTAACATATCCTGAGCACCTTTAGATGATTTAGATGCATCATTAGGTTCTTGTGCGGCTGCAGCACTTTTGTAATGCTCTCCACGCTTTTCCATGATCCGCGTATATACTGGCCATACAGTTGATTCAATTGCAGAAACCTCGTTATCACCCATTTTAGCTTTCTTGGTTTCTTTTTTAGGATTAACTACTACTTCGTCCTCTTCGTTCTTAGACGCCTTAGGAATATCAAAAGGAGCTTTCTTCAAAGTAACGGCTTTCTTACCCTTTTCTGACGAGGCTGAAGCCTTTGCTAACTTTTTAGCTAGTGCCATGTTTTTACTCTCTTCAACTTCTTCTTTCATAGATTTTTTATATAGATCCAATGCCTTTGCGTACTTTGGATTCTTCATCATACGTTTTGATTCACCGTGATCTGGATCATCGTGAGCCATACGAACAGTAGGTTCATCTAAGTTATGAGTTTTCATATGCTTTTTATATGCATCAAACTTTTTAGGATCAACAGTTTTGCCAAAACTTTTACTCATAGGTCTCATGCTGCGAGAAATTTCATCCAAACTTGCTTCTTTTACGTCATCAGCAATTGCCTTAGCGGTATCTTTTTTCATAGTAACAGGATATTTTTTACCTGCAAAATTAAAGTGTGATTTACCAGCTTTATGTGCTCCAGCCGCTGCGCCGTGGAACGCGGTGCGCTCTGCTGCTTGAATAGTTTCTGGGATCTCAAATTCGTTGAGTTTATTTTCTGCGACCTGTTGCAGTGCGGCCGCCATTTTACTAATTGATTCTTGATTCATTTTATTTCCTTACATCCAAATTTGGGCTGCGATTGCACTGGCGCCAACAGCAATGGCAATCCAGAATAATTTATTGATGACGTTAACGGTATGGGCGTTTTCATCACATTTTTTTTCGATGATATCAAGTTTTTCTGAAAACTTGTTCATTCTAGTCCAGGAGTCATCCCTATACTTATTGTATGAATCCATCTTCTCTTCAAATCTTGCAAGTGTGACTAATGCGTCTGCCATTTTGTCCATCTTATCTTCGATCCGGTCGAGTCGGGCTTCCCAGTTAACTTCTACCATCAATAGTTTCCATTTAATTTATTAGTGTTATTTATAATATAAATTATTTACTGACATCTAACAATTCCAGCGCCTACGTGCTGCTTTACCTCTTTCACCAGTCCAACTTTTTGATCTTGCACAAAACGATTTCCTACGACCAGCCGCCTTAGATCCTTTTTTTAGTTTACTGGGTTTAGTTGTAACTGCAGTTTGTAGTTTACTACCTGGATTCGCCCGTTTAAATGCATCGACGCCTTTCTGAGTCATACCAGCACCCTTGTCGGCTGAACGAAAGTGTCCTTTAGAATCTTTTTCTAAAAATGTTTTAAACTTATCCACCGAACTCGTGCCCCGCTACCCTACGCATTTGCTTGTTAAATTCAGATTGTGATGGCTTAGATTTATATAGTTTAATAGAAATCTCAGGGCGTTCTTTACCTTTGATTCTCCAGTTATGGCCTTTTTCTTTATGATCAGCACTAGTAGTTTTAACAACACGACGTTTGTATCCGGCCTCCCAGGACTCAGACTTTTTTTCTACCATAAACTGCTTAAAACTAATCATTTGTTTTCTCTTTATTCAGCATTTTACGCAGCTTAAGAAGCTTCTCTTTATTGCTATCTGATACCTTTGCTACTTTAGTTGTAGCTTCTGATTTCATAGCATTTTTTACATGCCGCAGTTTTTGTTGATACTTAGCAATCTCTTGGTCAATAGACGGATTTTTTGCACCTTTTAATTTTTTAGTTTGAAGATCACCGATTTGTCTGCTAAAACTAGCATGCTTATCTTTTAATTTATTTGCCGGATGTTTAAGATAAGGATTCATGTCTTCTTCAACTGCCTCACCATAAGGTTTTTTAGTAACTGCTTTGCGAAACTGCTTGGCTCTCACGTTTGTAGCCATGTCCATACCTTTTTCGCGCCGGCGAATAACATCTTTTTCTTTTGAGATGTCTTTATTGCCTCTTACAATCTTTGCAGTTGCAGAGTTACGCGCACGATCACTTTGTGCTTTAGCTTTATTATGATACCTATCCATTGCTCCTGGAGTATCTAATACTTCATCAACTGATTCTTTTTTTCTTTTTATTCCTACAGCGTGTATAGCACCCTTTAAACGGTTATTTGCTTTTCTTGTACCGCTGAAAGCATCATCACCCTTTGTTTTATCTAAATAAGATTGGGCGGTTTTTTTAGAAATTTCGTTAACTTCTTCTTTCATATCTTTAACTTTACCATTCTTTAAATGGCGCTTAATAGTTTTACCAGCTTTTGTTTGCATAGTTACAATATGACCACCATCTGGGTGAGGCTTACTATTGATGATTTTCATTTTGTCACGCTGCCCGGCATAAGT